AAAACCTTTTGGTATTACATAATCAGTACCATCTAAATTATATTTCCAATCTTGTGTTAGTTCCCAATTTCTAGTTGACAATAACCACATTACGATTGCTTTCCAAAAACCTTTACCTTTTGTTTTGATTGGTAATGGTTTTATATGAGGCATACCTGTATAATTAAATTTAAGTTTTGGTTTTCTGTTTTTGTCTAATAAGTTTACACCGAAACCTATAATGACAATTAATATCAACAAAGACCACTGCCAAAATTTCATTGCTAATGCTATTAATAGTTCCATTTTAATCCTTACTCTTTTTATTTGTATCTATATATCTCTGATAAACTCTATGAGCTTGACCTAAGTCTTTTTTCTTTTGTGGGTCTTTCGCTCTTTGACTAGCAACTTTTGCTCTTTGTGACATAGCGATTGCCGCCTGCATCTTATGAGCATGTGTCTTACCAGAACCTTTAATCTTATTTACAGATTGTCTAGCTTTCGCAGCATCTGTAAAACCTAAACCATGTATTGTGCCTTTAGGATTTTCATCAGTATATAAATCACTATGTTTATCACTACCAGCCTTTTGACCAGACTTTCTAGGTATTCTTTTTGTGTCAGCGTTTAAGTTTACACCAGCACTTGTTCTACCAAACTTATGACTTTTAGGTGGAGTATCTCCTAGACTAGCAATTGGTTTGATCGCACTATGAGCATACGATAATCCAAAACCACCAACATAGTTAATGTATTCTTTAAATGTTTTTTTAGGCATTGTACTTGTCTCGGAAAGTTTTGTATTCTTTCTCAACAACCTCTACGTCTTGTTTAAGACCAAGTTTTTCGTCTGACTTATCTTCTACTTTAGATAGACTTTCATTTACTTGTTTTAAAATAACATTGTTATTATCTTCATTTGCCTTGACCATTTTACTAATCTTTTTAGTAATATCATCTTGTTCGTCACCTTGTTCTTTTTTTCTTTTCATCATCTTTGGTGACATTCTAGCGCCTGTAGGATTCATATCTGTTCCACTAGTATTATTAGCTGGAGCGTCTTCGTCCATCTTGTTAATCAATTCGTCCATCATTTGTTTATAATGTTTTGGCATATTCGTTCTCCGATATTAATTTATTATCTACTTCATATACATCAATACCAAAACAATTACATACTGGTTGTTGTTCTGGTTCAAATGTTAATACTTCACCTTCTTCATTTAATAAATTATCATATTGATTAGTTTGTTTTAAATAAGATATAACAGCACTTTCAATTAAAGATTTATGTTCTTCATACCTTTTGTCTTCTCTTAATAATAAACCTAAAGCAACTGCAAAGGTACCCAGTTTTCCACCTAGACCTACTCTTTTTAATATTCTTTTTAGATTAAACACAAACCTATGAAGTACAGTATAAGATTGTTTTTCTTTTGTGCCTTTAAGTGTTCTATACTTTCTTAAAACTTTACCATCTTTATCTATGATACCATACTTAAACGCCTCTTGTTTTTCAAAAGGTGTTACAAGTAGTTTTACTACTCTATAAGTTATGACTAAATCTACTGCTCTGTTTGCCATTATAGTTCTCTCAATAGTTCATCTATGTTTTTATCCACTTTGATATTATTAAGTTCATGTGGATAGAGATAACCAAGATAATCTAATATTGTTTTTAGTGCACCCCAATATGACTTATCTACTTTGTATAGTAGTAAAGTAATAGCGGCTTCTACACCAAAGACATTTTGTAATACAATTATGTGATTGACTGCCAATCTTACTTTTATATTACCTGTTATCTTGTATTTACGAAAGAGCCTTTTAAGATATTTAAATCTTTTAAGATCATCATAAAATTCTTGTTCACTATTCAATATTGGTTTATCGTAATGATGTTGCGCAAACAATAACCAATTATCTTTCGTAATCTCTTTGAACATTTACTACACTAATTTAGCGTAGACCTTAGATGCTCCGTTTTTAAGAGTTTCATAAGATATTTCCATCTTTAATCCACCCTCTTTTTTATGAGATATGCCATCATCATTTATATCAGAACCATCAGTGTCTTTACCAAATCTTCCACCAAATTGTTTCACTTCTGCTGTCACTTTTCCATTGTCGCCCTCTAATGCTGCATCAGATACAGTCAAACCAATTCTTTCAAGTTTTTCTTTTAACTTGTCAAAAGCGAATTGAGGTTTGATATATTCTTGGTCAGCAACAGAAGAAACAAAAGCATTTACTCTTTTTAAAACGTCAGAGTCATGTATGTTATGTACACCAATTACGCTATCTTCTACGCCATTAGCAGTTTGAACGCCAACATTACCAGCGCCATACTTTCCTCTGTCCATTCCTTCATTAACGTGTTGTTTAAAAGTTTTCATTCCTTTTCCTCTATTTGTATTTGTCAGATTTTTGTTTAGTTCCATCAGCTCTAGGTATCAACCCTTTTGCTTTCAAATGAGACTTATCAGTAAACCCCGCTTTTCCCGCCTTGTAGCGTTTCATAGCGTCTGCTGTGTTAGGTGTATTCTCACCTATGACATCTTCTTCAAAGTCTTTTATATCTTCATCTTTACTAAACTGTTTAAATCTTTTCATATTAACTAGTTGCTAAATTAAGTGCTTTCTCTTTTTCTGCTGGCATTTCTTTTTTGTCATCAGTCTTTTTAGATAAAGCAAGTAATTTATCTACTTGTTGAAGAGCACCATAGACAGCGTTTAGATTACTTTTCATGTTACCTAAATCTTTTTCTACTTGTACTATTCTATCTTTTGTAGTATTAAAATCAGTTTCTAATACTTTTCTTTCTTCTAATAATGTTTTTTCATCAATTGCCATAAAATATCCAATCTATTATGCGTTTACTGTAGCGCCATTACCTTCTGCGAATATATTCCATTTACTATTTTTAAATAATAAAGTTATAGTCTCACCTTGTTTATTTAAAGTTATTGATGAATAACCTCGTCTATTTGTAGGTGTTATTGTAATTGCATTTGTACCACTAGTTGATACATTGATAATAGTTTTTAATTGTCCCTCAGCACCATCTGCTAAAGCAGCCGAGTGTGTCGCTGAAGTTGCATTAATTTCTGTTATTGCAGTTGTTACATTTACTGCAGTCGCTGTAGAGCCATCTGCTGTAATTGCTTGTGAAGCTTGTTTTAAACCTAACCAAGATGGTATGTTATTGAAAACATCTTCTGCTGCTATTTTTTTGTTGATTGGTGTTCCTGTCGGATCATCTACCACGTGGAACAAATCTGCTGTCGCTAGATTGTCTCCTAAATCGGTCAAAGCCGTTACTTTTTTATCTGCCATTTTTTTCTCCTGTTAACCCTTTCGGGAATGCTACTCTAGGTATTTACCTAGATCACTTTGTTCATATAGTATATATAAGGGCAGATTGTCTGTGTTAATCTCTGCCCTTATAAATTATTTATTATTACGCTGTTACTGTAATAGTTCCAGCCGCTGTACCGATAGAGGCTGCGTTAGTGATAGTAGCGTTTGTACCACTTTGTCCTGTATCTTTAACTGTACCGCCATTTAATGACATAGCGTTAGCACCGATAGAAAGTACATCACCAGCATTTGTCGCAGAGTTAGCTGCACCAATTGTTAATGAAAATACTAATTCGTTAGTTGTACTACCACTTGCGTATGATAATGTGTGGTTTGCTCTACTGTCGTTTACTACTGTTAATTGTGGCGTACCAGTTACTGTAACTGGCTCGTTAAATCTAGCTCTGACTTGTAAAGTTCCACCATCTGATTTATCAAATGCTGTTGTAATAAATTCAAGTTCTGTAATGTTCGCAGAACCCATATTCGCTGACAATCCACCGATTGCTACCAATACTTCTGGATCTGCACTTGTGTTTCCGTTTCCTGATAATATTGAACCTGCTTCTCTTACCCAACCTTTAGTGTTCGCAAATACTTCTTTTTTCTCTGCGTCAGTCAAGTTTTTAGGTTTAATATCGTTTCCCCATAAAGACATATATCTCTCCTTTTAATCTAGTCGCTTTAAATCTACGACTTTCTGATTGTTAATTAACGTATATATTTATAAGATTAGAAGCCTAGTTTTTTAAGCTCTGATATAGCCTTTGAGGCTGATGTGAAAGTGATACCTATACCACCTTTTGATTTGAATTGTGTTGTATTTTTGTCGTAATCGTCAATAAGAATAGTAGGTTGACCAGCGTTCATCGCATAGTTTTGTTTGTCTCGTCTTCTTACTAGATTAACTCTACCACCTGTTATACCTAAATTCTTTTTACACCACGCTGATTTACCTGGTATACAATTAGGATCAAATGTTTTTTCTAAATATGCTGATAAAATATGTGGATTATACTTCTTAACAAAGTTGTAAAGAGTTCTACCTGGTGTATTCCAAGGCATATTCGCCCAAAAATTAGGAGTGTCTAATACAGTATCCCATTTTCTATTACTAGGTATCTTAACCCAATCGTCTTTTGACTTTCCTGTGGCCTTTCTTATCGCCGCACCAAAGTCACAAAGAACACCGTCCATATCTAGGTATATTCTTGGTAAATCTTTTCTCATAGTGTACTTAAATATACCATATTATTGACCTTTTGTCAACAGGTATTTTGGTAGATGTTCTTGGTTTGTTCTAGTTTTTATAGTCAACTTTAGGTTCTGTTTCAACTTTTGTCAATTTTGAACCCGAATCAGCGATCTTCTTTGTGTCTTTCTCGCCTTTAGTCATTGAAGCTTTAGTTTTCTTATCATTAATCTCATCACCGTGTTGATCTGCTTCTTTTATTGAAGGATCTTTTTCTGCTGCTTGATAAGTAGAAAATTTATTTGTTACACTCTTACTTGTTCTCTCAACAGATTCAATTTCGTAATCATCAACACCACGGCCTCCTCTTGGTCCTATTTTCTTTTGGTCTCTATGTTTAAATAACATATCTGAAACTTTATCTTCAGCAGCCTTTTGGTTAGACGCATCTACAACGATTGAAAAATTATCGCCACCACTAACACCTTTGTAATCAACTCTACCCTCAACTTCAAATCTAGCTTCTTTCATAGCCTTTTCTAAATCTTTAGCTTGACCACTATGTGCTTTAGTCGCTTTCTTTAAAGCAGAAACTACATCTTTAACAACAGATTTATCTTTATTATCTAAATCTTCTTTTTTTGTTTCTTTATCTTTGATAGCCTTTTGTAAAGCTGGTGGAAGTTTTTCCTGAGCCTTTGTCAACTCATCTACTTTAGCTTCGTTTTTTGCTTTGTATTTACTATCTATCTTGTTAAAGAAATCTTTTTTTTCTTTTGGTGACATACCGCCGATACCTTTACCAGCTTTGTCTAGTTCTTTTTTGAACATTTGTTGGTAAGCATTATCGTTTAATTTTTTGGCTTTATCTGCCATCATTTCTTCAATGCTACCTGGTTTGTGTTTTAAATAACTCATTTTTATTTCCCTCTTACTTGTTTCGCTAAATCTTTGTCAGCGCCACCCCAGGTACCTGAGGATTTTGTAACGAAAGAGTTTACTCTAGCGAATGCCCACTGTTGTTGACTTGCGCCAGGTCTATGTCCACTTTTCCAAGCAGCCATACCTCTATCGTAAACTTTTTTTAGTATTGAATAAGGCATACCAGATTTATCAGCCTTTTTCTTTAAACCTGCGATTGATTCTATATACAATCTTCTATCTTCTTTCATACCTAGTTTTTTCTTTACCATATTAGTTGCAGTACCAAATCTTACAGCGTCACCTTTTTCTTTACCATATCTATCTTTAAAGTCTTTCTTTGGTAGATCATCTGCTACTTTATGTACCATTTTGATTTGTTTTTTAGATAAGTCAGCTTCTTCAATGTCATTCTTTAACATCTTCTTTGCTAAATCTTTATTCTTACCTTTTAGAGCGGCTTTCTTTTGAGCATCATAATACTTAATCATATCTTTAGCTCTTTGTAGTCTTTTCTCTTTATCAGTCATAACCTTTTCAGGTAAATAACTTTCTTCTATACGTTTTCTTAATTCAACATACTGGTATGAAACCTCAGAGTAGTCATTATCATCATGAGCTTTATTCATTGCATCTATAATATCTACAGTCTCTTTGTCACCAGCTTTTTTAGCAATATTTTTAAGCTCATTATAATCTTTAGGATCATAATCTGGTCCTGGTTCTGGAGCACTCTTTAAGGCTTTTCTTAAATCTTTTTTTACACCTGATGATGCTGTTGCTCTTGATGATGCTTTTGATTTTTGTTTATTTAATCTTCCAAAATGACGTTGTAAGTCTTTTATTGCCAAATAAATGGGACCTTCTTCGGTATGCTCATCAGCATCGTTATCAGTAATAGTTGATAATGCAGCATTAATATCTATTTTAATATCATCATCTATATCCATTTCTTCTATTTTGTCTTGTATTTCACTAGCAGAGGCACCTATTTCTACCATCGCATCTGATCTAATACCTGGACCATAAGCATCTGATTCCATTGAACCTGCATCGGCAAGTTCACCCATTTTATTAATTATACTTGAAGTATCACTAACAAAGTCTTTTAAACTTTTACTTGAATATGTTGCGTCTGTGTAAAGTGATGTCATTGAGCTTAACTCTTTTTGTTTCGCTCCATTTACATCAGGTTTACCTTGTAATGCATTCATCATATCATCTATTTTAGCTGGAGTATCAGGATCATCTTCTCCTACAGCAAATATAGCATCTGTTATTTTATTTGCTGTTTCTTCATCACCTGTTCCCCTTAAATCATCTGCTAAAGCTATAAATTGATCTTCTAGCTCACCTTCAAGTACATAAGGATCCGACACAATATCTTCATCATCAATTTTTTTTAAGATTTCTTTTTTAATTTGTCCTGATGTTGTTTTACTGCCATCTGGATTTGAAATGGCACCTGTTGTCTTTGTTTTTGGTTTAGCGACTTTGGCTTTAGGTTCTTTTTCTTTTTCTTGGTCTTTTTTACTTAATGCTTGTAAAGAACCACCTACAGATTTGTGTGTAACTTTACCACCTTTACCATATCTACCAAAACTCATATAATCTAAACCCATTGCTTTTGCTTTATCAGAAGCTTCAGATTCATTTAAATATGAGAGATATTTTCTTGTAAACGCTTCAAGTTTTGTTTCAGCTGCAACTGGTGCTGGTGCAGCGCCACCTTTTGAAGCAGCTTTAATTTGTTTACTTATTTCTTTTTGATTTCGTTCTTCTTTTTCTTTTTTTTCTTTATCATTTAACAATTTGTGTGCCAACCCAATAGTTAATGGTATCTCTCCTGTTTCAGGATTTGGCATTGGTTTGATTGATTTGTTCTTTTCATTTTCTATTTTTTGTTTTAAAACAGCTATTTGACCTTGAGCAGCCGTTAATTGTTTTTCTAAAGCATCTGTATCTTTTTCTTTTGCTAAAGCAATTTTATCTAAATCTTGTTCTTCTTCTTTTATTACTTCTTCTTTTTTGACTGGTGGATTATACTTACCCATCTTGTCAATAGTAAAACCTCTCATTCGTAAGTTGGCAGCCATTCTTTGTAGTTCTGGTAAAGTATCAGCGCCTTTAAACCCAGCATGTTGACCATTCTTACTATATGAAACCATATAAGCTTGTATTTTTTCTTCTATTTCTTCTTTAACAGGCATACCTTTTTGTATCATACGAGTTAATGCTAAACCTGATAAGAAAGGTATCTTTTTCTTTCTTAATGCATCTAATGCTCTATCAGGTATCATTTTAAATAATTTTCTTAATTTGTTTGCCTGATCCAATGATATTGTTTTACCTTTTAGTGGCTCGTATTCTCTTTTTAGTTTATCTAACATTGCGTCAGAAAACTCTACGATAGTTTCTTCTCTAAAAACTTTTTTACCTTGTTTAAATATTTTTTCGGCAGTTTTCTTGTCAGGAGCATAAACATGATTTTTTTTATCAGGTGTACTTCCAACATCTCTGTAAGCTTTACCATTTCTAATTTCATATCTTTCATTATCGTAAGCATCGGATTCACCTAAAATACTTTTAACAGTTTTCAAAGGTAGTTTCATAAGTTTAGCAATTTCTTCAGCGCTCTTACCTTCTTGGTCTGCTGTAAATATGTCTTTCATTCTACCTTCTTCTATTTCTACTTCTTCTTTCATTGGTTTTATTTCAACTCTTTTTTCACCACCAATACTTGAACCTACATTCATTTGTTTTGCTTTTGAAACTGCCTGTGTGTAAGTCATTGGACCACTAACCCTATCACCTTTTTTTGCGTCTGTACCTTTTCTTCTATTAAAGAAAGGTCTAATAGCATAAAGAGCAAACTTTTCTTCTAGTTCTACTTCTTCTTTTTGAGCAAACATAGCGCCAGTTCCAGGAATTGTTTTCTTTAGAAATGTATTTTTTAATTTAGCAATTTTTTGTGCGAGCCTACTAGACTTAACTTTCATTTTAAGTTTATCTGATATTTCCTCAATATCATTATAACTCATATTCAAGTGTTTCTTTAACTGCATAAAATTACCAGGTTTGTCATCAAAACCTAGGTGTTCTTTTGCATATTTAATTAAGTCTTGTTCTCTACCTGTAAATGTGACTTCATATTCGGCACCACTATCGCCTCCACCTGGTGTTACTCTAGCAACTTGAATATTAAATTTTCTAACTTCTCTTTTTAATGCTGTGATTGAAATACCAGATATATCTGATACCATTTGTGCTTCTCTTACTTGGTTTAAAGCCTCTGCCATTGTTTTTCTATAACTACTCATTACAGTGTACTCCATACTTCGTCCCAATTTAGGACTTTCTTTTTGACATCATTCTTTAACATTTGTTCTAGTCTCTGTCTCAATGTAATAGCATCACTACCTATAATTCTACCATAAGTATCGTGTATTGTTTCCAATGACTTATAAGCGTCTGCTAGTTTTTTATCGTTTAATATTTTGTCAGCGATATATCTTCTAACTTCAAAATGGTTGTTACCAGCCTGTTTTGCTCGTAGGTATTGAAGGTGAGTTGTACTCGCCTTGGCTTCTCTTAATCCAAAATCGCCTTTTTTAAATTGTCTAAATGACTTACTCATCTTCTTCCCCTTTAAATTGATCTTCGTGTGGCGTGTTCTCTGATAACTCTTTGATAAACTTATCCATTTCTATATCTTTTCCATCATTCGTTTCACCACTTCGTCTAGTTTTTCTCGCCATATTTCTTTGTATCTTTCCTTATATTTATATATTGTCGCATCCGACATTGCCCACTCTTTTACATCTTTTTCTTTTACTTCATTGTCTTTATAATCTTTAAAACTAGTGATAACTCTCTTTAAATTATTCTTTAGTTCACTTGGTTTATACTCACCACCTTGAAAATTAGGATCAAATTGTGGTTGACCAGGAGTAATCTTTGCTGCATAATCAGCGTAATCGTGTCCTATATCGTATGCTTCTTTTTGTTCGCCCTGTGCTCTCTTTAGTTGAGCAGTCGTAGGTGCACCCTTTTCACCTTTTTTTCTCATTCGTTCACCTCTTTTTCTTTTCATGTGTATATTGTGCCACAATCCTTTACCTTTTTCATCTAACTTATCAACTACTTCACCATACATTTGTTTAAACTTTTTAGTATGGATTGATGGTTTAGTCTTGGCATCTTTATCACCTGGTGCAGGTTTATAGTCGGTATCACCTTTTTTGTACTTATCTTTTTTAAAGTGATCTGCTCTTTTATCTTTAACATCTTTTGATAAACCTGAATAATATTTTTTTGGTTGTGTTCCTTTTTTCTTTTTGACATCTTTGTCTTGTGGAGTTGCATCTAAATCCTCTTGTATTGAATCTACAGCTGTGAAACCATAGTCAACATTCGTATCATATTCTCTCACTTCTACCTCTCTATCTGCGGCTACAGGTAAACAATCCCATATCCACGCTTTGTGTAAATTGTTATTATTGTCTTCTATTACGATATAGTTTGTACCTCGTCTTTTAACTATACCTGATATATCTTCTTTTACATAATCTACTTTATCATTAATGTTAAAGATCATTTCTCTAACATATAAATCTCTTACTTGGTTTTGTTCAAATCCTTCTAAACTAGCGACTGGTTTATAAGTTCCTAAACCTGGTCCACCCATCATTGAATAACTAGCGGCCAAGTTCATACCCACTCTAACATTTTTCATAAGTGTTTCAGCATCATTAGTACCTCTAAAACTTCCAGGTAATCCTTTTTTAAATGCCGTTAGATCACCTTTCGCAGCCGCTGCTCTCATCTTACTTGCGCTCATACCCTCTGCGCCCTCGGCATCAGGATCACGCTCACCAGCAGAAACAACTTTTATATCTTCAAAGTAATAGTATCCGTGTCTGGACTTAACATTGTTATATTTGTTTAATAAAGTAGTAAACTCTCTAACTCTATCACTACCTACAACCATAATAACTCTGTGGTAATCATCATATAGTTTTACTAAAATATCTAATACGTTGTTTGATGGATTGATTTCTATGTTTCTAGCATGTGTACGAAACATTTGTTTCATTACTCGTAATTTATATCTAACATCTAGTGGGTTCTTTTTAGCGTCTTCACTTCTACTTAAATATATTTTATAATTAGTGGCTTGTGTTTTAACTTTATCCATCAACTTTTGATGACCTATTGTTGGTGGATTAAATCTACCAAAAGTAAACGCAATTGTTTTAGGTTTAGATTGTTCTTTTAGTTTTTTAATCTCATCATCTGTAACTTTACCATCTTCTAAAACTTCTTTACATTTCTTATAGAATTTTAAGTAGTGATATTTTTCTAGGTACTTGTAAATAATATTTTTAGGTAGTTTGTGTTTCTTACCAAACTGTCTGATTTCATCTGGCGTCATATCGTCATTGTAAGCGCTTTGTCTTTGTTTGACTACATCATCACCTATATCTACTAATACCTCTATACTGTCTTCTATCTCGTCTAATTTACTATTAATTCTGTCTTGTAAGTTTAATACATCATCTGTACTTAAATCTTTAAGTTCTTCGTAATCTATAATATCTCTAGCTAGTTCACCTTTAACTACATCTATTTCTTGTACTTTCTTTTGGAAGTCTGCCTCATACTTTTCAGGATCAAATGTATCTTCAGTAGGTTTTCTTATAAACTCATTCTCATCAATATCAAATACACCATCTGCCATAGCATCATTCTTTTTCTTTAGCTCTGGGTCTGTAATCACATAATAGTTTACAGGGTGTTTTGTACCTGGAACAAGTTTACCATTTATATCTCTTAAACTAGAAGCTAGTTCTTTTCTAGCTGTCTCTCTATCTTCTTCTGGTACATCAAATAAAACATTAATGTCTAAATCAGCATCGTCTCTATATTTTTTTGTAAGTATAGAGCCAATTAAAGAATATTTTTTAACAGGATATTTTTCTTGGAAGCTATCTATCTGATCTAATATCATATCCACAACTACTTTTTTTAGTTTTGGATTGTCTGTATCAGCATCATCAAATACACCAGGCGCATATCTTTGTCTAGGTATATCAATGATACTATCTTTTAGAACAGTAGGTTGTTTCTTTAAAAACTTCATTAAAACATCTTTCATACTTTCTTTTAATTGTACATTAGGTTGTATTTGTTTTGCTAGTTTAATCGCTGCCTCATGGTCAGATGGATAATGCCAACCAGCATATAATCTACCTTTACCACATTCTTCTGCTGCAGTTAATAAACCATCTTTATGACTAGGATATTTTTCTGCATAATAATCTGCTACTAACTTTGATTGTAAACTATGACCAGATGGATATGCTGGTGTTTTCATGGTATCACTATCAAGTGGCATATTATCAAAGTCCATCTTCATAGCCTCTGCTAGATTGTATGGTCTAGGTCTTTGAAATTTGTTTTTATAGTATCTTGCTACTCCGCTACCAATCTCTACTATCTTTTCAATCGTGTCATCGCTGTAATCTAAATCTTTATCTTTCATGTATTTTTTGATAGCGTAAGCGACATCATTGTCGTGAGCTTTTACACTATCCTCAATACCACTAGTTCTATTACTCATCAACTCTCTTAAGGTAGTAAGTTCTGCTTGTGTTACTTTACTACTATTAGTTGGAGGTTCTGATATAGTTAGATTTTTATAGTCACCCTTAAAATTTTTTACTGGCTTCTCGTCTACCTTAGCGTGACGTAAACTATCTATATCTGTAAACTCTTTAAATCTCATATTCTTTTCTTTGCCATTAATTCGTTAGCAATCCATTGTTTTGCTGTTAAATTATTAGGTTTACTTCTTAATTGACTTCTAATAAACTTAGCAGCTGTATTAAGTGTATTAGTAACTAGTTCTTTTTCACTTCTATTATTGTCAACAATTAAAAATCTATTTGGACTAAAAATTCTTTGAAATTTTCCTATGTTTGCTTGTACACCATTCCAACTATTAGTCACAATATATTCAGGTATTGATCTAGGTCTATTTTTATTTCTTTCTATTGCAACTTCTAAACTAGTATTTACAAATATCATGTAACTATCATAACCCACTAGGTCTAACATAGATTTTTGATTGTTAATAGTATTAATATCTCTACCAGTTGCGTCTATCACAAGACCCAATCTACCTTGCATGTAAGTGTCTAACGCAGTCGCTGTTGTCATCTTTGCTTTCGCTCTTACTATGTTTCTAAAATATTCTTCTTCATCTGGCATCTTTAAAGATAGACCAGCTTTTTTTAAACCTCTCTCAAACGCTGCGTCAGAGTTTACTAACTTTAATCCTGTACCAGCAAATGCTGATTTAGTTACAAAAGTTTTACCACTACCAGGTCCACCAGCCAAGAAAAAGGCTTTGAATATACCTGGGTCGTAAACACCCTCTCGCAATATTTGATTTAGTTTCTTCATTAATTATTTACTTTCGCTCCAGCTCTCCATTGATAACAAGACCAATATCTTGCTTTTGTTTTTGGTCCTGGGTTATCACAATTGTGTCTTGCTCTAAATGACTTTCTTCTTGCTGGGTTATCTCTCTTAATTGACAAACCAGTTGTATCACCAAATGATACTTTCTTTACTTTGTCGCCATCTTTTACATACACATAAAACTTTTTAGAGCCACCTCTAATTGGGTCGTTTAGTTTTACTTTTTTACCTTGATATTCTGCTTCTTGTAAAGGCTCATTTTCGTGTTCAAATATTACTTCGTCACAAGCCTTATCGTATTCTTCAAATTGTTTAAATGTTTTTGGCATTAGTTACTCCATCCTTTTGGCATTGTAAAGTTAGCTCTACTAAATTCTAATCTATCTACTAACTTAACTGCGCCTGCTACTTTATCTACTGCCACATAACCCTCTGGACTTGTTACTTTATAACCAGTAGATGTTCTTAAAAAATGTCCCACACTTTGTATCTCACTCATTTTATTAATGAGAAAGTTCTTTGCATTTTGTAATGTGACATGAGATGCGACAGCCATTACCAATGCTCCTTTGTTTCTATCAATAAACTTTAAATTAGTTTTTAATATATCTTTATACTTTTGTTTACCAGCCGCTGTCTTTCTAGCGTCTATTTCTGCTTGTACTATATTTTCGTAATACTCTCTAAACATATCCACTAAAGTTCTGACCTTAGCCATGTGACCTTGAGTGTTTCTAATATAGTGATTAAAGAAAGTTTTTAATCTAAACCCTACACCTAAACCATCAGTAGATGTCTCACTCATAATATCTAACAAAGGACCTGCCTTTGATAATGAGCCTTCTGCCATTCGTAACCTTGCGTTAAATGTTTTAAGTTCACTTGTGGTTAATTTAGCAGAACCAGATACGTCTCTATAACCAGCACTAGCTAAAAATACATTTCTAGCAGAACCAGATACGGTACCAAAACCAGCGGTCATACTATCTAAACTTCTACCTGAATATTTCGTATGAAAAACTATACCCATTCTTGCTCTACTAATCTGTCTACCTATACCAGAGTCTGCTTGAACAGCATATGTAATTGTATTAGGTGTAAATGTAATCATACTTTCACCATCTATCGTTGCAGATTTTAAATCAGATGCTGCGAATAGAAAGTCGCCTTGTAATACACCTTTGATACCTAGGCGTGATAATTCTCTTAATGCAATTGATAGTTTTGTCGCTAGTTCACCAGAGTGATTCTTTTTAATGTCAGCGTTTGTGTAATTTACTTTAGGATTTTTATTAAATACAGCTTTAGTACCAACAAAAAATTTACCATTTTCTGGATTGATACCACAGATGATCGCAGGTGCGCCATCCCATTTGACTGTCATATTAACTTTTTTACGAGAAGAACCAGCAAGCATATCTCTTACTGATCGTAAAAAATTTAACGCATTTTCGCCACCCTTTGAACCACGATTTATTATATCGTCTTCTAGGTGTTCTAAATGTGTATTCTTATCTTGTGTTGTAAAACCTTTAAAACTAAACATTTCTCTCTCATATATTCCATTACTATAACCACTTGTTCCATATAAATCAATTGTTTATTATATTTATAAGACTAAACCCTTGTCCACAAGAATTTAGGTATACCACCATTGGGTTGCCATACTTTATGTTTGTTTTGAAACTTAACTAATTTGTGAGCATCTTCTTCAAAAAAGTATTCACTCACTATATTTTTATTAGGCTTTTCAATGACTTGCCATATAATTTCTTTACCTCTCTTTACCATTTTCTTTGAATATGATAAATTAGGTTGTAGATTATTAGGTCGCCTGTCGCCTTTATGAAATCTTACTTTTTGTTTCTTAGCCATTAAAGTATATTCATGTCCCAACTAATTATTCTTTTAATTTGTTTTGATTTGTGAGGCTCTGTAAAGTGTCTAACAAATTTAGGTGTAACAACTATATCACCCTCATTAACTTTTAGTGGATAGTATATTGTTCTATCACTATACCAATCGTTCCAAGGTTGTAAGTATTGTGTAACTTGACCATCTTTAGGCATATTTAAATATAATATACCAGCGAGACCTATTGATCCGTGGTCGTGTGGCGTATGATAGTCACCTTTCTTATAAGACACAGACCATATGTCTTGTAATTGAATATCTTTTTTTAATTTTTGAGATAACATACCTAATTCTTCACCCATAATATTATTAAAGGCATCAGCAAAACCTGATCTATCTCTCTGTCTATTTGTAGAAAAAGTTTGTATACCATGTTTCTTTTCTGGAAACGCTTTACATAATTTTTCTAACTGTGGTTTTTTCTTTTTAAAATTTAAAGTAGGTATTGACCACATTGGAATTGTAAATAACGAATTTTCAATCATTAGTTTACCTCCTCTTTCTTATGTTTATATTCTAACCCTAATTTATCATAAACTTGTTCTATTGTTTCCTCTACATGCCAAAAATTATTTTTACTCCATAGAGCAACTTTCTTATCTGCTGTTAAATCCTCATACACTGTAACAATATGATCTGTATTAATCAATATTGGTGTGCCTTCATATGGTGGACTTGCATTTGTAAATGTTACAAATTTTGCCATCTTAACTCCTATAATTTAAAATCGGAAAACTTTTCGTATGTTTGTTCTGGTGATGGGTAGTTTTCCTCTTGTTTTAATTCTTTACCACCAACTATATTTTGTGCTGAGTTTTCAGTATCATATAATCTCATCTTTGCTCTATCAACACCTACGATAAATGATCTATTGATTGCTGGGTCATTGTATCTATTCTTTAATTGTTTTACTTTCATCTGACCTAGACCTTCTAGTTCTTCATTTGACATAAGAGCAAACATGAAGTCAGCAGTCGCTGGTAAACCAAACGACTCTGATGTATCTTCTAAACCAATATCTGTGCTTACAAAACCTGTTCTAGTTGTTTGTGTTGCACTAAAGATTGGAACATCAAACTCTACAGCGAGACCTCTTAATTCTTCAGCAATTGCTTTGATGTAAAAATAAGATGATATATTACCACCTTTAAATCTACTAGACGCACATATGTTAAGATAATCAATAAAGATTACATTTGGTTTAAAACTTTTCTTTAACGCTAGTTCATTCATCAACGCTTTAAAATGACCACTGTGAGCTGACGCAGTCGGATATTCTTTTATGACTAGACGACCATTTGTTTTGTTTTCTAGTTTTTTAACTTTATTATCGTATAACTCTTTTGGCATACTTCTAATATCGTCCATAGATATATCAAATAAATTAGCATCTATTCTTTCAGCGATACGTTCTTCAGCCATTTCTAAAGTGATGTATAAAACATTAAGACCTTGTGTTAAGAATGCTGATGCAGCATGACACATAAACAAAGACTTACCAACACCAGTACCAGCCAATGCGATATTTAAAGTCTTACTTGGTATACCACCTTTTGTAATTCTATTAAAGTAAGATAAATCAAAA